AGGAACTACGAGTCCTGCTCATAAACTTGACGTAAGCGGTGATGTGCATTTAAACAACTTGCAACTAAGTGATTTTACAGGTGACATATACTTTGGTGTAAATAGTGCTAATAACAAGTTTAGTTACAATCAATGGTTAGCAAGTGCAAGTGGTGGTATGGTTATCAAGAATACCGCAAACGCATCAACAGGACATATAGCGTTTGAAACCTCAACAGGTGAGGCTTTAAGAATTATACGGGGTGGGCAATTACTTTTAAACGCAACAACTACTTCTTTTAGTGATAAATTATACATCAACGGAGATGCTTATGTAAACGGAGCATGGAGAGTAGGTACAAGTACCACATATGTAGGAAAACTATATAATACATCGGGGATATTAACTTTAGAGTCTGATAGTACACGAGACATACAATTCGGAAGTGTAACTAACGGAACTGCTATGTTTATCGAAGGTACTAACGGCAACGTAGGTATAGGTACTACAAGTCCAATTTATAAATTAGATGTAAATGGTGAAGTAAAAAGTGATGCTTATAGAATAGATTTATCTGCTACAACTCAAAGAGCAATATCATCTACAGGTACTGATAGCATACAGGTTGGTGACGCAGGAGTTAACGATATTAAATTTAAGAACGCTTCGGGTAATTCAGTTGTAATTGCCTCAACAGGAAGATTAGGTATTGGAACAACATCACCTGTTGCAAAATTAGATGTAGAGGGTCTTGTTATTGCAAGAAATAACGGATTTCAATTACGAGGCACAAGCCCAAGCACAACCACTTATACCTCAATAGAGCAAAACGGTACTGAAGGGGTATTTAGATTGTACAACGGCTCTAATTGGGGATTCATTGCAAGAGGTGTAGGCAATAATCCGTATATAGGCGCATATCAAAATGGTAGTTTGCGTATTAGGGGATTTGGTGCTTCTGATGGCAGTGATAATGCTGCTGATAAAGACCTCGCTATTTTCGATTTTGCAAACGAAAGAGTTGGTATTGGTACGCCAAATCCAACAGAAAAGTTGCATGTCGTAGGTAAGGGAGTTTTTGAATCTATTGATATTTTTAAAGTAGACACTACAGCGAACCCAAGATTAAGAGTAGGTAGATATAACGCTGAAACTTTAAATTTTGATGTCGATGACATGGTTGCGAGGATTTATCACAAACAAGACGAAACCGATTCAAGTGTACATAAATTAAATCTTACTGTTGATTCCGATTCAACAGGAGGCTCTGAAATAAATTTAGGCTTTAGAGACAACGATGGTAGCAATGAATCAACCAAACTTGCAATACTTTCATCAGGCAACGTAGGTATTGGTACTACAAGTCCAGAAGCTACAGCTTTACTTGATGTAGCTTCAACTACTAAAGGAGTGTTGTTTCCTCGAATGACAGCAGCACAACGAACAGCAATATCATCACCAGCAACAGGATTAATAGTCTATCAAACGGATTCAACAGAAGGTTTGTATATTTACAAATCAACAGGTTGGACACAAATAATTTAAAAACAAAAATGGCAAACACTTACACTTGGGATTGTAAAACAGTAGACACTTATCCCACCCACAACGAGCAGGCAGATGTAGTTTACAACGTACATTGGAGAGTAACAGGATCTGATGGTACAAATGAGACTACGCATATAGGAACTCAAACACTTGAAGTAGAAGATTTATCAAGTTTTACCGCATTTAACGAGGTTACTCATGCTAATGTAATTGAGTGGACTAAAGTCGCTTTAGGTGAAGAGAGAGTAACAGAGATACAAGAAGCGTTAGATGCAACACTTGTAGAGATGGCAACGCCTACTTCTGTCACTCGTGTTATTGAAGAGTAGTATATTTGTATAAAATTTAATACAATGGAAAAACTAACAGAAGAAGAACTAAAATCCTTACAGGAAAGCGTTGGGAAACTCAACGAGTTTAAAATAGCACTTGCAGATGCAACTACTCAGAAGCATCTACTCCAACTAGAAGTAATAAAGCACAGCGAAACCCTTTCTGGTGTTCAACGAGGTTTAGAATCAAAGTACGGAAACATATCTATTGATATACAGACGGGAGAGTACGAGTTACAGAAAGAAGAAACAGTTTAATTGTAACCGATTCATAATCAGAAGGCTGCATTTACGTGCAGCCTTTTTTTATATCTTTGTGTAATGAAAGCGAAGAAGAAAGACTCAAGATTAGCAAGAGCTGGGGTATCTGGTTTCAATAAACCTAAGCGCACTCCTAGTCATCCTAAAAAGTCTCACATCGTTGTAGCTAAGGTTGGAGATGTTATCAAAACCATTCGTTTTGGCGAACAAGGGGCAAGTACTGCTGGAAAGCCTAAAGCTGGAGAGTCCGATCGCATGAAGAAGAAACGTGCTTCTTTTAAAGCTCGTCATCGTAAAAACATTGCCAAAGGTAAGCTGTCTGCTGCATATTGGGCGAATAAGGTTAAGTGGTAATGACGGAATCAGACTTCAGACTAATTCTACTAAACGCAACAGCCTTTACAATATCTATGGCTCAAGTTGAGATGGCTCTCAAGCTAATGCTTCTAATCGTATCTATCGGATACACCTTACAACGCTGGTATCTTCTTCGGAAAGACAAGGCTAAAAAATGAAACTCTCGTTACTATCTAAGATATCTTTAGCAATAGCCATTGCTATTATGATATCTTTTTTCTCTTATCAAACGGCTTTAGTTATACAGTATACTAAACTTACTATGAAGTCTGTTTGGATAGGATGGGGAGCAGTAGTTTTATTTATGCCGTTCTTTTTCTTTGTGGTAGTAGAGTATATTAGAAAAGTTAGATATAAGTTTCAGTCTATAGACGATACGCTTTCTGCGATTAATCAGTCTAATGCCCTAGTAGAGTTTGATCCTGATGGTACAATACTTTCGTGTAACAATATATTTTGTCAAACAACAGGTTATTCCAAAGAAGAACTTGTAGGAAAATCACACAGGATGCTTTTACCTAATACTATTGATGTTGATGGATACAAAAAGTTTTGGTACGATTTAAAAAAAGGCAAGGTTAAAAGTGGTGAGTTCTTACGGATAAACAAAGAAGGTGAAGATTTTTGGATATACGGAAACTACAATCCTATTAAAAATCCATACGGAGAGGTTTATCGTGTGCTAAAGATTGCCTCTGATATTACAGACAAAAAACTCATTGAGCTTGAGGTAAGCAAAAAGAATGGGTATCTAGAACACGCTGCAAAGATTCTAAGGCACGATATGCATTCTGGAATCAATACATACATTCCTAGAGGATTAAACTCCTTAAAACGCAGATTAACACAACAAAAAATAATAGAGTTAAAAATATCAGCACCGCTTAAAATGATTCAAGAGGGGTTGATACACACACAAAAAGTATACAAGGGAGTCAAAGAGTTTACTAACCTTGTAAAGAATGATGCTCAACTAGAAAAGAACGTAGTAAACCTACGAGATATTCTGTTGAGTTACTTATCGTCAACGTCATACATTAAACAGGTAGAAGTAAAAGAACTAGTAGATTATAAAGTCAATGAGGCTTTGTTTTGTACTGCTGTAGACAACTTAATTAGAAACGGACTAAAGTATAATGATAACTCTACAAAGCGAGTTTCTATTTACATGGAAAAAGAAAATACTTTAGTAGTAGAAGACAACGGTAGGGGTATGTCTCAAGAAGATTTTGAGAGGTACTCTAAAGCTTACGCAAGAAAAGAAGACCAAGATGAAAACGGAAGCGGTCTTGGATTAAACATTTGTGTAGCAATCGTTGAAGAACACGGTTTTAAAATAACAGCAGAAAAATTAGAACAAGGAACAAAAATAAGAATACAACTATGATTGACTCTATATTATTAGTAGATGACGAAGACTTATTTCACTTAGTGTTTGAGGATGCGTGTAGCCTTCTTGACATGACACTAAGCTTACAAGCATTAAACTCTTCAGACGAAGCAGACCGCCTCTTTAAAAAGTGGTTTGAAGAAAGTCCCGCAACAGATAGACCAGAGTGTGTGTTTGTAGACCTTAACATTATAGGATCTAGCTTTGATGGTATTGAACTAATACGCAAAATCAACACCGACTATGGTAATGGTGTGGTGATAGGTATTATCTCCTCATCAGATGACAACCAAGAAATTGATAAAGCGAAAGCTGTAGGCGCACAGTTTTGGATTATTAAGTCTGACGAAATAGAGCCACGCCTAGAGGAGTTTGTAAAAGACTACGATGGCTACGTGGCTAGAACTGCTCCATTTAAAATCTATAAATGATAAATGGTAACGACACTATAAATGAAGCCTTACTAAAAGCAAAAGCTAAAAAGGTTTATTTAGAAGGAAACTTTGTAAAAATAATCAAAGGTTCTTTAGATAAAGATGTCGTTACATATATAGAGGAGTGCAAGACAAAAGATAGATTAGCTAGAAAGAAAAGGCTTGATGTCACTAAGCAAGTACAGGCTCAGAACAAAGAACTTGAAGAGGCAGCTACGGTAAACAAGGCTCTTGTTATAGAACTTCAGAATGAGAAAGATGAAGCAGAGAAACTAAGAGACGAGGCTGTTGAGGATTTAGACCTCATGCAGAAGCGTACGCAGTTTGAATTGATAGGTCTTATTGTAAAGGTAGCTTTAGTTATCATTATAGGTGTAGGGGTGCTAACTACAATTATGTATGTTACAGCTATGTTGGCTAACAAAGACACCACAATACTTGGAAACGCTTGGAGTAATTTGTTTGGTATACTGCTGACTAATAGCTTTAGTATTATAGGAACAATAATGGGAGTGAAGTATGCCACAGAAAAAAAATAGTTGGGCAGATAGCGTTAGAACTTGGGCAAGTGGCTATAAGGATAGCGTATCTGTTGATTACGATATGTCTCAGATGCGTTACATCTATGTACACAAAGACCATAAGGATAGTTGGAGAGGGGGCGTTGAAGACAAAGCTAATCTAGCCACTGCTAATTGGCAGTATTCTATAGTTCCTACGTTTTTTGCTATTATGGTAGCACTTATCATATTTGCAATAATACTATATAGAGACAACAACAAGGCTTTAAATGAAAAAAGAAAAGATACAATTCTTGGGATGATGAAGAAAAAATAGAAGCGGTATAATTCGTAACTTCGTAGCTCGTTTTTGTTTAACCTATAAATATTTTCTAATGAGCGACAGCTTTGCAAATTTCGTAAACGAATTAGAATCAGCAGAACAACCAACCTGTAACATTGAAAACCCTGAAGATTGCGAAGCCTGTGGTAGCTAGATAAACCTTTAAACAGTCCTTATGAAAGCAAAGAAATCCAAAGTAAACGAAGCTGGAAATTATACAAAACCAGGAATGAGAAAGCGTTTGTTTGAAAGAATTAAGGCGGGAACAAAAGGAGGTAATGCAGGACAATGGTCAGCTCGTAAAGCACAGATGTTAGCACGTGAGTATAAAGCTAAAGGAGGCGGATATAAAAACTAATGGCACTAGGTAAATCACAACGTTCATTAAAGGAATGGACAAGGCAAAAGTGGAGAACTTCGGACGGAAGTAAGTCTGAAGGTAAGAAGCGTTATTTACCAGATGCAGCATGGAAGGCTTTGAGTCCTGCGGAAAGGGCAGCTACCAATAGAGCAAAAGCAAAGGGTGATAAAAGCGGTAAACAATTTGTACCGCAACCTAAGAATATTGCAAAAAAGGTTAAGAAGTATCGGTCATACGAAGAGGGGGGTAATGTTACCGACCCTCCTCGTAGACCTAATACTGCTAGTGTTTCGGATACTACAAACACATTGCAAGGACCAGGATCACAAGAGATATTAAGAAGACAACGTTTTAAAGAGTCTACCTTTAATCCTAAAGCAGTATCTCCTGCGGGGGCTAAAGGTTTAGGTCAGATTATGCCGAGTGTA